CCCGACAACCTTAATGGCAATCTATAAACAAGATGGCAAGATATGGATTGATGAGGTGCTATACCGAACAAACATGACCAACAATGATATAGGCAACTTCCTTAAATCCATAAATTTTGAACGCAAAGAATTGGTATGCGATAGTGCAGAGCCAAAGTCAATCGAGGAATTAAGGCTGCAAGGTTTCAATGTGCATCCTGCAATCAAAGGTCCTGACTCAATTAAGATAGGCATTGATATATTGAAGCGATATAAGTTAATGGTAACCAAACGCAGCACTAACCTAATCAAAGAATTACGAGCCTATACATGGGATAAGGATAACACAGGAACATATACAGGCAAACCTATTGATTACATGAACCACGCTATTGATAGCCTGCGATATGTAGGACTGAACAAGCTAAACAACCGACCATCGGGTAAGTATAGCACCATAACAATTTAACCCTTAAATTCTATTTAATTACGATGAAGAACTATTCCGAACTCACAATCAAACAATTCCTGAGGTGCAAAACTATTGCCGACTTGGAAACTGACCCTATAATGAGGAAGGTCAAGATGTTGGCTGAAATCGAGGGCAAGGATGTGGATGAGGTTGAGTCGATGCCTATTGGTGATTTATTAGCAAGGTTAAAAGGACTTGAGCAGATTGAGGCAATGCAACCTGACCAGAAGATAAAGTTAAAGTTTAAACTGGGTGGCAAGAGATTTATAGTTAAATGGAGACAACAAGATTTGACTGCTGCTCAATACATTGATGCAACGCACTTTTGCAAAGAGCAGGATAAGATTATACACAACATCCATAACATACTTGCTGCATTGGTAGTGGAAAGAACATGGTGGGGTAAGGAGAAAAAGTACAATGGCGATAAGCATAAAGAGATTGCAGACTTGTTCTACAATCAAATGAAAATTAGCACCGCATATCCAATCATGCTTTTTTTTTGCAAGTATTACGAGGCATTAGTAACCAATATAATAACCTATTTGGGGGCGGAGGCGGAGAAGCAAATGAGTTCTATCAAAGATATGGTTGGATTGCAACGATAAATGACATGGCAAACAATGACAGAACTAAGTGGGATTTTTACTTCGATATGAATGTAACCGAGTTTTTAAACACCGCATCGTTTTATAAAGACAAATCAGACAATGACAACCGCAGAACAGATAGGCAGTAAATATGGGCAAAGCACAGATGACTTTGCAACGGCACAGGGGAATACTCTGACTGATATTGTATTGAGATGGTGCAATGGGGGTATAGATGCTATGCGTACAAAGATTCAAAAGAATGTTCGCACAGGTGGTGCAAGTACATTGGCTCAATCAATGAGTAGCAAACCAATAAAGTCGGGAGGCTCAAAAGTTAGTATTGAAATTGTTGCAGACAAAGATGCCTATTATTGGAAGTTTGTTGACAAAGGTGTTAGAGGTGTGAAGAAAAACAAGGCAGGCAATTCTCCATATAAGTTCAAAACAATAGGTGCAGGAAAGAATATGGTTGATAGCTTTAAAAAATACATTGCCAAAACAGGTAGCAAAAGTATGAGTGGCAAGAAGCTAACCAGTAAGAACAAAAAGAAACAGGCAAGTGCAATCGATAAGGAGGCAAAGGCAATGGCAGTAGCGACAAAGATAGGAGGTATAAAGCCTGTTAACTTTGTCCGAGAGGCCACTAATAAAAAGAGGGTTGACCAATTAGTGAACGAGGTTGCCAAAGGATTAGGTGCAACAATTAAAGTAAGTATTAAACGAGTAGCAAATGAGTATAACAGTAAATAGCGAACCTGCTGAACATGGGGCAGGCTATAACCAACTTGTATTTGATGTAACAAGTACACAGACCGCACAACCGAACTTCAATTTTGTGATTGATGTTTATGTGGGTGGAGTGAGGGTCAATAGACAACTATACCCAAAACAACCTGCATCGTCTTCATTAAAAGTTGATGTTTCGCCAGTAGTTAGGAATTACTTATCGGCAGACTTTCTGAACGCATCAAGCACATTATTATCCGCCAATACTGGTAGCAGATGCCCATATTATGTGCAGTTTGGTGAAGCATATAACAACGCATCAGGAACATTGATTATCTATCCTGACCTAACAAAGAGCAATGATAAGTTTGCCTACAATGCCGTATTTGATTTTGAGGAGTTCGGCAAGTTTGAATTTTCAAAGATGAACATTGCCTCTGGGTTTACCTTGCAAGAAAGCATACCTAATTACAAGTATGCAGGGCAATATAAGACAATCACATACTTTGACCCTGTAACGAAGATTGAGGGTATTGTCAGCAATGGCAGTCCGAATGTTTTACTTACTGGCGAATATGCAACCATAATGCCACCAACGTTATCGCCAGGATTAGGCATCACAGGAACAGGCATCCCCGCAAACACAACTATTGTGAATGTGGCATACAATGCAGGGTTAGGCTCTAACATTATTGTGCTATCAAATAATGGCACATCCAATGTAACAACCACTTTGACCGCAAGCAGAAGATTGAGCCATATAAGAGTGAAGCAATATGACAATGCAGGTTCTTTGCTTGTTACCACAACTGAAGGAATAAGTCAATCGGGAACAACTTATGTTTACAATGTAAATGCAGAAAAGATAAGCGGATTCAGTTTAAATGCAAATACTGCATACTATGACGTTGAGTTTATGAACATAATAGGAATGACCGAAACTATACTTGAAACATACAGAATCGACATAGTTCCTGCCTGCACTAAGTATGGAACATATCGCCTGCATTGGTTAAACCAATATGGAGGATGGGAGGCATATAACTTCACGGCAGTAAACCAAAAGAGCATTGAGGTTAACAGAACACAATACAGAAAAATGCTTCCACTCGGTTACATAGATGCGGACAGATTAAAGGTAAATTACAACACCGAGATAATTGATAACGTATTATTGAACTCGGATTGGATAACCGATGCTCAATCGGAATGGATGCAAGGTTTATTTGAAAGTCCTTTGATTTGGTTAGAACGTAGTCCGACTGATTTTATAGCGGTGCAGGTAACTGAAACAGGCTATCAAAACCAAACATACTTAAACTCTGGCAGGCAGTTACATAAAATCACCTGCAATATGCAATACTCTTATAATAGATACAGGCAGTCATTATGATAAATGAATTATTAGTATATCAAGGCAACACATCGTATAAGATTGATTTATACGAGTCGGAAACTATTGACCTGACCAAGAGCATCACGGATATAGTTGACCCAGAGCAAAGGAGGTCGGACTATACTCGCACAATCAAAGTGCCGGGAACATCAAACAACAACAAGGTGTTTTCGTTCATATTTGATTTGTCAAGATATACCATAAACACAACTGAAACTCAGTATAACCCTGACTTTAATGTGGCACTAAAAACAAGTGCTATACTATATCGCAATGGGTTGGTTCAGATTAAAGGATTCATTCAGTTGACAAATATTGTCAAAAGACCTGATGGCGCAGTTGATTATGAGATAGTGCTATTCGGAGAGGTTGCAAACCTTTTCAAAGATATGGGCGAGAAGAAGTTGAGGGAACTTGACTTGTCAGCGTATGACCATTCATTAACTGTTGCAAATGTTGACACAACCGCACATACATCTGCTGATGGATATATATATCCAATAATCGATACAGGATTGGCAAGGTTTGAGTCGCAATATTTCATTGACCAAATGAGTCCTGCGGTTTATCTTAAGACCTTAGTTGATAAAATATTTGAAACATACGGATATACTTATGACTCCACGTTCTTTAATAGCAACCTATTTAAGAATTTGGTGTTATGGTGTGGCGATAACCCTGCTCAATATTTAACCGCAACGCAAATAGGTAACAGGACATTCTTAGCAGATAGAACAACCAATAACTCCTATGCGATTATTCCAACGGCAGCAGGAACGATTGTTTTGCCGAATGCACCTAAGCAACCTACCACAGGAACAGGCTATGATACCACAACTGGATTGTTCGTAATACCAGAAGATGGCTATTATAGGTTTATAATGACAGGCGAGATTTACATTAAGTACAATGATTCCGCAAGTAATTATATAAGAAACGTTCCTGTAACTGTTAACATTTGGAAATATGATGGCACAACTAACTATACCACGTTAGCAACTGTAACAACATTTAGAGGCGACCCATTATTTGGGGGCGATTTTTTTGATTGGGCAATCTCAATCGAGATGACAACTCCTGTTTTCTTAAAAACAACAGATGTGGTTTACCTTGAAATTGATACCCCGATAAATACATACAGAGGTGGGTTGGGTACTTTAGAATGGAGGTTTAACACGACCAATGTTCCGATTCAGTTTTACAATGTGCCAAGCGCACAGAAATACGATGGGGCAAACATTGAGTTAAAAAACTTTGTGCCACAAGATATGACTCAAGTTGAGTTTATGACCAACTTGAAGAATATGTTTAATCTTTATTTTGAGCCTGACCCAAATGTACCTAACAAGATTAAGATTGAGCCGAGAGATGACTACTATACTGACACAGTTGTTGATATTACCAACAAAGTAGACACAAGCAAAGAGATTAAAATTACTCCGCTTGAATTGGCTAAGTATAAAACTTATATATATCAGTATGACAAAGATGATGATGAGTATAATCAGAAGTACAATCAACTTTCCCCATACACTTATGGATTTAGGAAGTTTGATATATCTAATCAGTTTATAAAAGAAACCAAAGACATAAAGGTAACATTTGCGCCAAGTCCATTGAGTGATACTCCGGGTTGGCACGATAGGATATTCAGCAAAGTAAGATATAAGAACAAAGACAATACCTACACGCAGAAGGTTTCAAAGGGCAGGGTTTTATATGCCAATGTTTTGGAATCTGGATTTACAAACGTTGTAACATTAGATGACAGGTCAGGAGGTGGCATTGTTCCTGTAAATGGAAGCAGCGTTCCTGTTTTCCAATATGCAGGACATTTGGATAACCCTAACAACGCGACATTTGATTTATCGTGGGGTGTTCCCGAAATTGTTTACTATTCAGCAAGTGGGTACACAACTAATAACTTATTCAATAAATATTGGCGAAAGAACATTCAAGAGATAACCGACCCAGATAGCAAAGTTATTGAATTGAGTTTAAAGCTAAATGAATTTGAAGTAAGGGATTTGACCTTTGACAAAAAGTATTTAATTGACCGCAGCTATTATAGGCTTATTGAGATTAATTACAATGTGGCAGGATATGACACTGTTCAATGCAAGTTCTTCAAGTTGTTGCCATATAGTAAGTGGCAAGACATTGGTGCTGAAACAATGAATGGTGGCAGCGAAATATGGACAGATGAGGAGGGCAAATTTGCAGGTGATTCCCCTGTTTTTTATAATGACCAAACTAAAGGCGATAATGGTTTCAATGGCAACTCAAACAACATGAGTTATGGGGATGGCAATGTACAAGGTAGCGAAACCGACAATGCGATTGTAAATAGTCAGGGCAATGCTTATGCAGGTGAGTATATTAATATTCTTGGAGGGGCAAACAATCAGGTTGCAGCATCAAATGTAAACTTGCTAAATTGTACAGGATATACGGCAGGGGTTTATGGTGAGCAGGTTATTAACAATATCCAATATCCGTTTTATGCAGCAAGTGGATTCACGCAATACGATGTAACAGGCATATATACAACTCCTGTTTGCATCATTCCTAAATTTGATGGTTATTATACGGAGATTACAGACATATATGGGCAGGTTATATATGACCCAGTTGATTCGCCAAGTGCTTACAATGCAACGAAGATTCAGTTAAAATACGAGAATGATTCGACAGCCATTGCAGAGTTGCCGAGTGCGTTAACGAGTTCAGCAGTTGACACGAGATACAAAGGGACAGTTATAGCTAATTTGGCTCAATTTGAAGATGCGGTGTTTATAACATCAAAAGAGGAAATGACAGGTGGCAATAGTGCTATCAATGTTGAAGTTTATTACAGATTAAAACCAATAAAATAATGGCACAGACCGAAGAAATAATTTTAAAAACAACTATTGATACAGGCAATAGTGCAGCAAGTGTTAAGTCAGTAAAGCAAGAATTAAGGCAACTAACAAACGAACTTGCCACATTAGACCCTGCAAGTCAAAAGTTTCGTGATGTTGCTCAACGTGCAGGTGAGTTAAGAGATAGGATTGAAGACACAAATGCCACTATAAAAGCATTTAACCCAGAGGCGAAGTTTCAGGCATTTGCAGGTGTATTGGGTGGTGTTGCAAATGCTTTCTCTGCTGCACAAGGTGCAATGACAATATTTGGGGATAAGAATAAAGACATTGAACAAGTAATTGCAAGAACACAAGGCGCAATAGCTTTGGCAACTGGGTTGAATGGTTTGCTTGGAATGAAAGACCAATTTATCATTTTATCAAATGTAATTAAAACTCAAGTTGTTGCTGCATTTAGCACAATGAGAGCAGCGATTATAAGCACAGGGATATTAGGTTTAGTTGCTTTAATTGGCACATTGATTTATAATTGGTATGAAGAAAAGAAAGCTAATGAAGCAGCAACTAAGGCTTTAAACGATTATGGTGATGCTTTGAAGAAAACACGAAAAGAGCAGCAAAATTTATCAGTTGAATTATTGTCAGGGCGAACTAAAGAAATGGCTCAGATAACTAATGAAACAACGAATAAAATATTAGAGTTAAATGATAAGATGGCTGAGATTCGTAAGAAAGCAGCCGATGAAAATAGGGAATTGACTAAGGCTGAATTGTTAGAACTTGAAGCCTATAAACAACAACAATTACTTATAAATGAAATAGGTGAAAAAAAGATTGCTGACCTTAAAAAACAATACGCAAAAGAAGATTTAGAAAAGCAAAAAGAAAGAGAAAAGAAAGCCTTAGAATTAAGAATAGCAGCAGAAAAAGCAAGGACTGAAGCAGAATTAGCTTTGTCAAATGTTAAATTAGAAAAGGCAAGGACTGCATTTGAAGAAGCATTAAAGTTAGCAGAAAATGAAGATAAGTCAAGAGAATCTTTTAAAAATAAAGCTATAAACTATGCAAAAGATGAAAGCAAATCTTATGATGACAGACTTGCAACTTTAAGATTCTTCAGAGAGAAAGGCATACTTACACAAGAGGAATTTGACCAACAAGAAATACAATTAGAATTAGCAAAATTGCAAGCAAAGCAAATGATTACTAATACTGTAATGCAAGGGCTTTCTGACTTAGCAAATGCAATGGGCGCAAATGCTGAAACTATGAAGGCTATTGCCATTGCTCAGACCACAATAGATACATATTATGCAGCGCAAACTGCATTCTTACAAGCGCAGAAAAACCCGATTTCAATCATTGGCCCTGCATACCCTTATATTATGGCAGGCGCAGCTATTGCATCAGGTTTGGCAAGGGTTGCTGCTATTGCAAGAACAAATCCAAAAGGCTCAGGAGGTGGAGGCGCACCATCAGGGGGAAGGGGTGCAGTACCATCCGCACCAATGATTGCACCCGCAAGCAATGCAACAAGATTAACCAACGGAAATGAGCCAGTAATTACAAGGTCATTGGATGTGAAAGAGAATAAAGTTTATGTATTAGAGAAAGACATTACAAAGGCACAAGGAACTGTTAGTAATATTCGTGACCAAGCAACAGTACAATAACAATTAAAACAAATTAATCTATTTATAAGAGATGGAAAAATTACCCATTTACAGATTTAAAGTTGGCGAGGATGATGAGGCCGAAGTAACCGCAGTTGCTTTGGTTGACTTCCCTGCAATAGAAATGAACTGGCAGGCATTCAATAGCCAATTTATAGTTGAGCCAAAGGAAGGCGAGAGCAAAGATGAGTTTGTGAGCCGTTGTATAGGTATTGAGATTGGCAATGGATATGAGCAAGACCAAGCAGCAGCTATGTGTTATGCCAAATGGGAGAAAAAAGGTTTTGCCGAAGGTATGCCACACTATACTGCCGATGGCAAGTTATGGACAGGCCCAACACATAAAGATGCGGAAGGCAGATTGATGACAGGTGCAACACACACAGAAGATAGTGAGTATTTATACCACGAAGATGAGTTGCAAAAGTTTGAAAGCTATACCGACTATCCAGAGGCAGCCAAAGAAAATGCAAAGATTGCTTTAAGATGGGCAGAGGAAAACGGATGGGGTGATTGCGGAACGGATGTTGGCAAACAAAGAGCCAATCAATTAGCAAAAGGAGAGGCAATAAGCCGTGATACCATAGCGAGAATGGCAGCATTTGAAAGACACAGACAGAACTCAAATAAAAAGTTAGGTGATGGATGTGGCAGACTTATGTGGTTAGCATGGGGAGGTGATGAAGGCATTGCATGGGCGCAACGTAAACTCGAACAAATCGACAAAAAGCAGTTTAAGTTTGCAGCCGATAAGGACAAACGTATTATCTCAGGGCCGTTAATGGTGGCAGATTTGCCAATATATCGCAGAGATGAGAATGGCGAATACTATGGGGTTTTTACTGCTGAGGATATATATAACATCCGCAATAAGTTTTTCAAAGCATCAAACATAAAAGAGGTAAATGCTATGCACGACCCTAACCAAATGATTGAGGGTGTGTATATGATTGAATCGTTTATCATTGATAGCAAACGAGGCATCCATTCTCCTGCAGGATTTCAGTTAAAGGATGGCAGTTGGTTTGGCTCATACAAAGTGGACAATGATGAAGTATGGAATGACTTTGTTAAGACAGGCAAATTCAAAGGATTCTCAGTTGAAGGTGTTTTCAATATGGTTAAGATTGACCAGAAACCACAAAGCACAATCGAAAAAATAATCGAGATAGTAAAACAAATCGAGGATTAAAAAGCAACAAAAAAATAAATATCTATTTAATAAAAAAGAACATGACACGCAAAGAAGCATTTGAAAAAATCCACAGAAGATGGAAACACCACTCCTGCACCTGATGGAACTCACGAACTTGAAGATGGAACTAAAATCACTACTGTTGGTGGCTTAGTAACTGGCATTGAAAAACCAGAAATGGAAATCGAAGTTGAAGTTGAGGACAAGAAAGAAGAAAAGATGGCAAGTGAGTTTGAAACCGCATTCGCTAAATATGCAGAAGATTTCGCAGGTGTTGTTAGCCGTGTTGAGGCTATTGAAACTGCAATGAAATCTTACGAAGAAAAACTTGCAGCAATCAGCAAAGAAATGGAAAGCAAAGACAAATCAATGGGTGAGAAATTTGCTGCCGTTACTGAAATCGTAAAAGAGATTGCTGAAACTCCTGCTGAACCTTCAGAGAAAAACAAACCAAATGGTGCAGTAAAATTCTTATCTGAAAAGAAAGAAAAAGCACTAACCGCAGATGACAAAATAAACGCTTTCTTACAATGGAAAGCAGCAAGAAAATAATTTATTAACTAATTTAACTAAACAAAAAAATGGCTGGATTTCAAGTTGGTAGTTTAAGTAACTACACCAAAACAAACGAGCAAATGTTGCTCATCAAGTCTTACTTTGAACCTAAGACTGCATCTGTAATGCAAAAATTAACAGGTGTAAAATCATCTATTCAATTACCACAATTAGACAATTCATTGTTCTGGAAGAATGGTGGTACTTGTGGTCTTTTAACTGCATCAGGCGACACTACTATTTCTGCTCGTGTTCTTACAGTAGGTAAGGTAAAAGCAGAGCAAGCATTTTGTATCGCTGACCTTGAGGCAAAATACACACAGTTGTTACTTGCACCTGGTTCACAATACGAATCAATGCCAGGTGGTATCGATGAGGCTTTTATGAATACCGTAATCGGTGACGTTCAAGAGAAAATCGAGTATGCTATATGGCAAGGTGATACTGCTAAATGGCAAGATTACTTGAACAAATTTGATGGTCTTGTAAAGATTATCAATGCTGCTTCAGGTCCTGTTCAAGCTAATGCTGCTGCTTACATCACTCCTGTAACTGCCGTAACTGCTTCTAATGTAATTGATGTATTACAGGCTATTTATAGTGCAATCGACATTGAAGTTGTAAACAAACCTGATTTCAAAATCTTTATAGGTGAAGATATTAGCCGTTTGTATCTAACTGCATTGACTAATGCTAACCTGTTCCACTTCATGCCATCTGCTGATTCACTTGGTGAATATTTCCTACACGGAACTAACATCAAGATTATGCCAGTACCGGGATTGAATGGTCAGAAATTCATCGCAGGTATGAGAACTGCTAACATGTTCTTAGGTGTTGATTTGGAAGGCGAAGATGAGGAAGTGAAGTCATGGTACTCTGAGGACTATGACCAAGTGTTCATCCGTTTGAAATTCAAACTTGGTGTTCAGATTTCACAAGCTCAGGAAATCGTTAAATTTACTTGGTAATCATTTGGGGAGGGTAACACCTCCCCTTTAATAATTTTAAAAACATGGCATGTGCAATAGTATCAGGATATAGCCTCGACTGTAAAGATACGGTTGGTGGTATTAAAAAAATCTATGTAACCGAACTGGCAAACGTAACTGCCGTAACTGAGAATGCAAGTGGTTTTGTAACAAGCATAACTAAGGCAGCAGGTAAGAAATTCTTTGTTTATGAGTTAGAACCTCGTGGACAGAACAACTTTACCCAAGCAATACAAAGTGATGCCACAGTTGGAACAGTTGCTTATGAGCAAACTCTGACTGCTAACTTTGTGAAGTTAAAATATGAAACACAGGCTACTTTACAGAACCTAATTAAGAATAGGTTATCGGTAATTATCGAAACAAAAGATGGTTCTTATTGGTTATTCGGTAAAGATAATGGCTTAGAGGTAACAGGCGGTAACGCTAACTCTGGACAAGCCATGAATGAGTTTCAAGGTTACACTTTGACACTCTCGGGCATGGAGAAAAACCTTGCTAACGAGGTGAGCAGCTCAATAATAAGCGGATTGCTTTCATAAATATAAGGGGTTGTTGAGAAAGAGGGAGGCTTCGGCCTCCTTTTTTTATGCAATAAATTGTACTTTTGCTATTTATAATTGATGATTCAGTTCACAAAAGGCCAAAGCAATACTCTAACATTGACTTTGACAGAGAATAGCACGTTAACAAACCCTATTTATCTGTTCCAGTTCAATAATCAGCAGACCAATGTTGACTATTATTTCATTGCTAATGATACGAGCCAATATAAAGAACGCTACAATCGGTTTGTTATAGCATCAGGAACGGACACATTGAATGCCGAAATAGAGTTAGGCAATGAGGGGTTTTATAATTACTATGTATATGAAACAAACCTTGCCACCACATCAGGACTAAGCAATGCAGAGGAGGCAGTTCCTTACATTGTAGGTCAAGTTGAGAATGGTTTGGTGTGGGTATTACCAGAGGCAGATGCAATAATCAACTATGAGCCAGATGATGACACGGCAGTTGCATACGAGCCTGTTGAATTTGATTATTTAGTACAAGAAGATGATGCGTACATCTTACAAGAAGATGGATATTTAATACAACTATGAGCAGCGATAAAAGAATAAGCGAATTAACATTAGTTGCAGCCAATGCAAGCGGAGATATGTTTCCGATGGTGCAAGGCTCGACAACATTCAAGACAACACTTGCCAAGATTTCAACTTTTTTGCAGGGTTATTTGACGGCATCCACAAGTGCAAAAGGAGTTGTTGAATTAGCAACTAATGCAGAAACACAAGCAGGAAGCGATACAACAAGAGCAGTAACACCTGCTGGACTTGCTTCAGTTGTTGCGAGTGAATCATTGGCAGGACTTGCAGAGATAGCAACACAAGGTGAAGTGGATGCAGGCACAGATGACACAAAGATAATCACTCCATTGAAGTTAGAGAACTTTGATAAGTGGGCAACAAAAGAACCTGTTTTAAATACTGCAAATACTGCTAGTGGCAATAGCACAGTAACATTAAACGCAATGAGTGGTGTTTGTACGTTTACACAGCATATTGTAAAGAATAGCCTTGCTACTTTTACGCTTAACAATAATAACATAACCAATAATTCTGTGCTTGATTTTGAGATTAAATATTCAGGTGCAGGCGCACCAGTTATAATGCACTATTCAACAACTCCAAATCAGGCTACATTTCACATTGCAAATCTTCAACTTACTGGACACAATGCAGACACAGATGCTAACATTGTGATTTGGTTTAAAATAGTAGGCTAATGCACCTTATAAAAATAGACTTCGAAAACAACAAAGTACCTGCATTTGTAGAGCCACGCAAAGGCTCACAACAAAAGTGGGTTTTTTATGGAGAGAACAATGATTATCCGCAATTCCTAACAACCTTGTTTAATAGGTCGGCAAAGCACAATGCTATTTGCACCGATAAACAATTATACATAACGGGGCAGGGATGGACATTTGATGCCACAGGGTTAGAAGGCGAAGCGGAAGCACAATTAAGAGCATTTATTGACAATCCTAATCCATACGAAACTCTGCAAGATTTACTTTCAAAAACATCACTTGATGAATTGTTATATGGTGGTTTTTATCTTAAAGGCGTATGCGACAAAACAGGTCAGTTAGCTGAGTTATACCATGTAGATTATAGCAGGGTAAGAAGCAATGAACACAATAGCGAGTTTTATATAAGCGATTGTTGGGTAAATACAGACGGCACATACAAGGCCAACCTGAAACCAGATGAATATGAAACATTGCCTTGTTATGACCCGAACAAAAAGCAGAAAGTTTTTATATTTTATTACAAATCATACAGACCAGGATTAAAGACTTATACTTTGCCTGAGTATATTGGTGCAGTTCCTGCTATCATAACAGATGCGGAGATTGCTAACTTCCATAGGGCCGAGATTCAGAACGGATTCAAAGGCTCTAAGATGATTGTGTTCAAGAACGGAGTGCCTTCATCAGATGAGATGAAGAAAACCGAAAGACAATTAAAGGCAAAGTTTACCAATACAGATTCAGCAGGAAGTATGGTTGTTGACTTTGTTGATGACCCTAACCGAGTGCCAGATGTAATCACATTAAATGGCGATGACTTTGACAAGCGATATGAGGCATTAAACAAAACAATACAAGAGGAAATATTTGTAGGTCATAAGGTGGTATCACCTATGCTTTTTGGTGTAAGAGTTGAAGGCCAGTTGGGTGGTAGGAATGAAATGATTGATGCTTTTCATTTATTTCAAAACAAATATATTTCGCCAAAACAGGAAATACAGGAAAAGATTTATAACATTTTTGCACCTGTTAAAGGCAAGTTACAGATTAAGAAAGTTGAGCCAGTAATGGCTTCAGTTGGTGAAACTATCTTACTTGACTTATTAACTCAAGATGAGATGCGTGAGATTATCGGGCGCAAACCACTTGAGCAAGGTCAGTTGACAGTTAACCAATCTAAAACTGCACAACCTACACAGACATTTGCAGAACCAAAGAAGCAAAATGATGAGTTGGACTATTCTGTATTCTCCAAATATGGTGAGCCGATTGAAAACTTTGTATCAGTAAAGACAAAAAAGTTTATTGCATCAAGGCAAGAATTTTTATCTAAGTTGGAAGAAGGTGTTTTGGATATTATCAAAAAGACTCCAGATGTAACGGCAGAAGATTTGGTTAAGATATTTGACACGGATAAAACAAAGATTGATGATGCACTTGAAACCCTGACTGCTGAAGGTTTAATAAAGCTATCAGACAAGGGCATAAGCCTGACCAACAAAGGCGATAAAAAAAAAGTTCCTGACTTTGAGCAGTTGTTTATTAGATACAGATATGAATTAAGACCAGATGCACCTGCATTGAAACCAGGTGGAAAGTCAAGGGATTTTTGCAGAGCAATGATAAGCAACCCACGTTATTTTAGCAGGGAGGACATTGATAATATTAGCAGGGATTTGGGGCAGTTATACGATATACCAAATTATGATGCGTTTAAAATGAGGGGCGGTTGGTATCATGACCCGAATATGGATGTAAATGTGCCTTATTGCAGGCATATCTGGAAACAAGAATTAGTTAAAAGAGCAAGATAATGGCAGTAAAAGTAATGCTTCTAAGTGAAGCGACATTAAAAGAAAATAGTGTATTGCAGGACAACGTGGATATGAAGGTTGTTACACCAACTATCTATCACGTTCAGAACTTCTATATTTTACCTATATTAGGCACATCTCTATTCAATGAGATAATAGACCAAGTGAGGGTAAATAATGTGTCAGCATTGAATAAAACATTGCTTGACCTATACATCACTCCTTGCATGATTTGGTACACAAGGGCAGAGTTGCTTATTCACATGACATATAAGATGTTTAACAAGGCAGTTGGGGTGCAGAATGCAGACAATATGAATCCTGCCTCTTTGGATGAGTTGATATACATTAAGAACGAGGCAACAAACAACGCACAGGAATATGCCCAGAGATTAACCAAATATTTGTTGGCTAACGAAGAACAATATCCTTTATTCTTAAACCAACCAAATGTGGAGATTGATACCTTCTTAGCTAAGATGAATAACTATAATTCGGGTATGGTGTTGGATGGCGATGGATGTTGTGAAGGAGATTACAATTTTAGAAGCATTCCACACTCACCATTGATGGCTCGCAAACCTTGTTATTGGTGCTAATATGAAAGGTGTACATAAATCAAATATCGAGAAATTATATAAATACCTCAATGCAATACACAACGCTAAACAAGATATTAAACCTTATAGAAGAAGCCTGCGGTCAGCATGCCCAGATAGCAAGTTTTCTGTTCGGAGAGGACAGTGAAATATCAACTCAACAAGAGTTATATCCATTAGTGGTGGCAAACATTGCACCTGCCACAATCTCGGACAAAACATTGGTATTGCCTATGGTTATACAGGTGTTGGATATTCAGAGAACAAACGAGGATAATATAAGAGATACTTTCTCGGATTGTTTATCCATTGCACAGGATTTATATGCAATGATGAGCAACCCAGACAATGAGAATTATTTTCTTATTCAGCAAAATGTAAGCCTTGAGCCTGTAAGAGAAGCCTATCCTGACATCGTAAACGGATGGCGCATGACCTTAAACTTTGAACTTGCACAGACAAGGGATAGATGTTCTGTTCCGAGCAAATAATTGAAATTTATCTATTTAATAAAAAATAATCATGGCAACAGGAATTGATAAAATAAGTGGAAATGGCGGATTTGTTCTGCTAACTGGCACAGGTGCAAACAATGGCTATTGGGAATCATTGGTAATCAATGAGGATGCGGTATTTTCTGAACTTGAAATTGGCGGTGTTTCGGTATTGTCAAGCAAAGGTTTATCTGCTAAGACAGTAAAGGCAGGCATGTATTTGCCGACTGACCCAACACAAAAAATTACAAAAGTAACATTAACTTCTGGTAGCGTAATAGCTTATCTATGATAGGGAAGTTTCCAAAAGTTGGCCCGAGAGTTTATGGTGGTTTTGATGCAGATGCACAAGCCTTCATAACGGCAGCAGGCATAACTGATGCTACACAACAACAAGCTATCAATACGTTGGTTGTTGATATGAAAGGTTATGGCATTTGGACAAAAATGAAAGCCATTTATCCTTTTGTTGGTGGAACTGCAACTACACATAAATACAACCTTAAAGACCCAAGAGACCTTGATGCTGCATTTAGGTTATCATTTAATGGAGGATGGACACACAGTTCAAATGGTGCTTTGCCTAATGGAAGTAATGCTTATGCTGATACTTATTTTAGTCAGTTAAATGGATTTGATTCTGTATCAAGTGCATCGATTGGTGCTTATATCAGAACAGATAGTTCAAGCAATTCTGGTGATATGGGTGCAGGAGGAACAAATACTGCAAGTAGTGGTATGTTAATATATTCTTCATTTGGTGGTTCTACATACTATGGATGTGCATTAGCTGCTTCAATAATAGGTACTGGCTCTACTAATACAGATTCTAAAGGTTTTTATTCTGTTGTGAGGGATTCAGGAGTTCAAAGACAATATAAGAGAGGCGATATAACTATAAATGTAAGTGAAACTGAATCTATTGGTACAATAAGTAATTTAAACATTTATATAGGTGGTTTAAATCCATCTTCTGGCAATACGCTATATCTATATAGTGATAGACAAACTGCTTTTAATTTTATAGGTAGTTCATTAACCCAAACAGAAATTGATAACTTTTACACCGCAGTTCAAGCATTTCAAACTAAATTATCTCGTAACGTATGATAGGATATAAATTAACAAACACTCAAGCAAAAGAATTAAAAGGTCAATGGTATGCACCTGATTCTTACTTCAACCCAGTTAAAGACATTAATGGGGTTTACTTCATTTTTGAAGGTGAAGTAGATGGATGTGTCAATCCTGAATTTATGTGGGTAAAAGATTTGCCAACTGCTAACTATGTTCCACCACCAAGTCCACCATTATCATAATGGCAAAAGTAACTAAACAGAACGTAAAGAAATCCTTTGGCAAAAAGAAACATGGTATTGCTAAAAGGAAAATAAACAAACACGAATCATTCAAAGAATACAGAGGACAAGGGAGATGAAACACTTTAACGATAGTATAGCAGATACGTTGACAGTTGTAAGTGGAACAAGTGCATTAGCACATTTAGCCACATCATATCAACCTATAATAAGTGCGGTTGCTGGCCTGATAGCAATCATATCAGGTTCACTTGCTATATGGTATTATGCTAAAAAAATATGGGGTTAAAACTCTGGAAAGCATACTTAGAACCAACTCCTAAGAACGTAAAAAAATGGTTATTGGCACTTAAATCAATTGTTGGTGTATGTGCAGGTAGTGCATATTTTACAGACCATGCACAGGCAGGATTCTGGATGCTTGTTGCAGGTGCAATAGTTAATGAATTAGGTAACTTACTGGCTGATGAGAATTAGTGATAAATTTTCCTTACAAGATATAACCCGAAGCGATACGGCAACACGCAAGGGATTTACAGAACAATTTGAGCCAGAGCAGAGAATAATTGATAACGCAACGGAAGTGTGTAAAAATATTCTCGACAAGATACCACATCAATTTTTTATTTCATCATTTTACAGGTGCAGACGTTTGAATCGTGCCATTGGTGGGAGTGCGACATCTGACCACATGGAAGGATGCTCTGTGGATATTGATAGTCAGAACAATCTGAACAACAGGATAATCTTTGACTATATTAGAATGAATTGTAAATTTGACCAATTAATCTGGGAATTTGGCAATGATTTTAACCCAGATTGGGTTCACGTTTCATATCGGAAAACAGGCAACAGGAATCAAATACTTAAAGCAATTAAAGTAAATGGAAACACCAAATACACCAGACTCTGAAGATGAGTTGGAATTTGAGGGTGTGTATAGTGAGAGTGATTCTGAAATAATAGGTGCAGCCTATAACGCATTCGCAATGGTTGATTCCATTGATACTGCTATGATGAGCAAGAAGGAACGAGATAGGGTCATTGAGATAAGGCGAATGGCCATTGAACTATGCTACAACTCCTTAAAAAACATATATGACGCAAACCAAAAAGAGGAAGAATGAAAAGCCTCACCTAATTGCACTCAAGGAAATGGTGCTAAAATTCCCAAACACTCCGCATTTAACCCTTGCCAAAGCATTTGTTAAAAAGTACCCAAAGTTTTATTTATCAGTCGAGCAGGCAAGAACTCAAATCAGAGTTTTAAAAGGCTCACTTGGTGATAGAAGCAGAGAGGTATTGCACAAAGACTTCCGGGCAGAACTTGACAAGTTAAAAAAAGACTTGCCAAAAGGCGAAACGGAAAAGAAAGAGCCATATCATTTGCCAACTGCAAGTAAAAACATTCTCATCATTGGAGATATTCATATCCCATACCACGATGACACCGCATTATTTGCTGCATTGGAATATGGATTGGAACAGGATGTGGACACAATCATAATCAATGGCGATTTAATTGATTTTTCTTTGATTAGCCGACACGAAAAAGACTTAAGGAAGCGAAGTGTCAGTTATGAATTAGATACTGCCAGAACATTTTTAAAAGGGCTGAGGGCAATGTTCCCAAATAAACACATAGTTTACAAACTTGGAAACCATGACATCCGATATGAAAAGTGGATTATGCAGAAAGCACCAGAGTTAATGGATATTGAAGGCACTAAGTTAGAAGATTTATTGCAGTTGGTTAGCTTAAATATTCATTTGGTTTACGATAAACAGGTTATTTATGCAGGCAAGCACATGGCTATATTTCACGGACACGAAATCGGCCTTACCTCTGGAGGGGTAAACCCAGCAAGGTCAGCAAGGTTAAAGCTAAATAAGTCTGCAATCATTAACCACTTCCATCGGGAAACCAAAGATATGGGTAAGAACTTTGGCGAACAACCTTATTCTTGTTATTCGAGTGGATGCCTCTGTGACCTGTTTCCTGCATATATGGGCGCACATAATAACTGGTCGCATGGTTTTAT